TTGAAGTGACCACTGACCACCAACGCGTACTTCGCAGAATGTCTGAACATCGCCCGGGGCATCGTCCAGGGTAAGTTCTACCATGTTTGCGTCGCATGCGTAGTCGGTTGTGCCGATTTTGAAGACAATGTTAGTTGCCTTGATGCGTGTTGAAGCTGCCATTACGGGCGACCTTTCTAAATTGTTATTGCTAGTTGAGCGTAAATGTTTACCGATAGGTATTCGGCGTTATTTGTTTGCAAGTTATACGGCTGGTTTACAGATGTCAAACGCGCATAGGTCAACGGTTCAAGAGCCAATAAGACATCTTCGATTAGTTGATCTAGGTTTTCAGTTGCTTTTTTGTTTGTAGCAGTTGAAGCAACCAAAACTAATTCAAGTCCAAGAGTGTACTCTCCGAACTCGGCGGTCTGAATGTATGGTGATGCAGCGTTCAAAATAACAATTGGCGGCGTGATTCGTTCTGGAACATACTCCAAAACATTTAAACCAGCAGCTTCTAGATCAGTTTTGAACTGAACCTTTGCGTCATTTATTTCGCTCATACACCATAACCTGTGTACGGCAGAAGCAACGGGTACACCGCGTTCATCGGGTCTTTAGCCACGCGAACCGGTGCGCCGTCCATGCTTGCAAACTGGGCAACGCCATTAGGGGCAGAGCGACGGTGGAAGAGTTCCGACGATGCAATAAGCGTCGCCTGGTCTTTCAACACTGCGGGAACAGTTGTGATTGTCCCGATGTGACGAGTAACCAAAGCAAGCCCCGCGTCTAGACATTCCTGTGGGAAGTCTGTTTCGTCGGTGCCTACGTATGCTTGGAACTCTGCCAGCGTCACTGCCATTTTTGTTTACCTAACTGATTACGCGGTTACGTCCAACTTAACCAATGCGCCAACGCGTGGAGTAGCAATTGCTAGGTATCCGTATACGCTTAGGTCGTCGGTCAAGGTGGTGATGTCGCCAGAAGTTAGACGTACAGGTGAACCTGCAGACTCCATAGTGATCACGGCTGCAGAGTTAGCCATGTAAACAACTCCGGTACCAAGTGCAGGGTCAACGATGATAGGCAGACCGAATACTGAACCGCGAAGTCCAGGAACGTTTGCTGTACCAATGTTGTTTACGCCAGCGCCGTCAACGTTTAGAACTGGGCGTCCGTCGCCAGCTGCAACCTTAACGATGTTTACGTATGCGTCGGTTGAAGCCAAGATGAACTCTGGGCGTAGACCGGTCTGTCCATAGATGTATGCTGAACCGTTTGCGATTCCCTCTGCAAGTGATGCAGCGGTTCCGCCATCGGCGTCGAATACCTTGCCAGTGAAGTCAAGAGCTGCAAGTGCTGCAACAAGTGCTGCGTTTGTAGCCTTAGCGTACTGCTGGGTTAGTGCTTCGAATACGGTGTTTACGGTGTTGATGTTTGAACGCTCAATGTACTGGCGTGAAACAGAAGTGTAGCCACCGTAAGTCTTGATTGCTGATGAAACAGTTTCAAAGGTTAGGTTACCGAATGATAGTGCTTCGTTCTCTGGGTCCTGCTGACCAACTGCAAGAGTGTTTGCGTCAATCTTTGCGTACTCAACGGTTAGACCTGCAGCTGGTAGCGCAGCACGTGAGAAAGCCTCAACGGTTGGGCGGTTGTTGCGGATCAGTGTGTCGATGTAGCCGTAGAACGGTGGGTATGCAACGGTGTCTGCTGATGTTGATGCTGTACGTGCAAGCATCTTTGCATCTTCGTCGCCGTCAAGCATAGCCTTTACGAACTCGCCCTGTGAGCGGAATTTGGTGGTTGTTTCTGGTGCAGTTGCAACGGTCATTCCAGCCTCTACAACGCGGCGCAGTTCTGCAACCTCGTCAAGAGCGGTACGAACGTCAAGTTCAATGTTTTCTGACATTGGTTCACTTTCTTGTTCAATTAGAGGTTCTGCGGTTTCGTCGATTTCGACTTCCTCGCGAACTTCGCTGATGTTTGCGCCCGAATAGGCAGGGAATGGGACCACGCTCGTTTCCTTAAGTGATACCAAAGTACGAACAACAACGTTTCCGTCGCGTTCGTTCTCAACCGGGATGAACCCAACTGAAAACTTGTTTAGAACACCGTCACGAAGCAAAGTAAGAATTTCTTCGCCTCTAGGTGTTTCGCTGATGTAAGCGGTGATTTCAAAACCCTCATCGGTTTCACGTCCGTCAATGACTTTACCAATTGGTTCTTCGTGATTCCAAAATAGTTTCACGTCTTCGATTGACTGGATAGCACCCGGGGCAAAACGCTCAAAGGTGTTATTTGCGATTGCGATTTCTTGACCGTATGGTACGGCAATTCCGGTGATGGTGCGCTGATCAGTATCAACAACACCGCGGAAGTCGCGAGTTTCTAGATTAGACATTTAGTCCTTCCTTGGTGCGGATTTCTTCTACAGTCAAGAAGCCTGCGTCCACGCCGGTCTTGTAGTAGTTGTAACGAGCTGCAACATCAGCCTTGAATAGGTGTTCGAAGTCGAATTCAATGCGGACACCGCGCGGTAGGCAGTTGCTTAGTGCGTCGGTGATTGCATCGGTGTAAGCCATCAAAGTGTGGCGGTAGAAGACTTGGTTTTCGTCCTGCAGGTTTGTGTAAGTATCGGATGCGCCCGGCACTGATGTCAAAAGTAGACGCGCTGGTACACCGAACAAGCGGGCAATAGCCTGAACCTGTTGGTCCTGTACTTCGGTAAACAAAGCATCTTTTGGCGATAGGGCAATAGCCTGGTATTCGAACCCGTTGCCTAGAACTGCGATTTGCTTGTTCTGCTGCTTGTTGTGCCAGTTAGTTGTTACGGCTTCGGCATCAGCTGCGTTTAGCATCGCGTTAGTCTTTAGGACACCGGTGGGAACTCCAGCAGAAGTGAACCAATTACCAGCATAATCGCGCAAGTCAATAGCAGCAGATATATCTTTTCGGCACGACTCAATTGGTGACACGCCTCTCAAATATCCTGCACGGCTAAAAATCTTTAAGTGTTCAATCTCGTTCTTGGTGTACTGGGTACCCATGTAGTCGTAAACGATACGGCTAAAGTCTGGCTTGCCATCCTTGGTAAACGGGTTAGTCACGTTGACCGCTGATGCCGGAAGAATAGTTAGGTTGTTGACCTGACCGTTTGAACCGTAGTTCTTGAACCAAAATGCGTTACCTGAAAGTGCCAGGTCTGCGACGGTCTGAAACAAGAAGTCGCGACGGTTGTCGTTGATGCTTGGTTTGTTGACCAGAACAGGGTTTTCAACTTTCACTTCGATGCCAGTGGCGAATCGGTAGGTGTTGATTGTCATTTTGCTAATCGGGGTAGCAATGATCTGAACCGCACGATAGACGGCTGTAAGAGTGAGGGCAGAATCAGGGGTCACGACTGCAGCTGAACGAGTTGGGATTGTTGGCTGCGCTGCGCGAACTTCTGCGGGCTTAGAAAAGCGATTCCATAAAGATGCCATATTCTAAATATAGTAGCACATACTGTCTGACAGTGGTGTTAGAATACTCCGACTGTGGCGTGTTGCGCCCGCGATGAAACATACAAAGCCATAACCGTTGCCATAAGAGCGTCAATTTCGCCGTGTGATTCTTTGCGACTAATCAACCAAGTTTCGCCAGTGTATTTAGTGACACCGTTAGGCATTTGTGCAACGAGTAGGGGGTCGTTGTTGTGCCTAACGGTGCCGGTACTAAACATAGCAAACACCGCCGAACAAGCCGCTGACATTTCCTTAGTCCACAGTTGCCACACCGGAATGCCTGCTAACTTTAGACGTTTTGCTAGGCTCGGTAGTTGACGATCATCTAATGCGATTGCCCTTGGTGAGAACTTGCTATAAAGCGATGTTATCTCATTGAACAGTTGTTGTTCTGTAGGTGCGACCAATGACGTGACAAGTTCTGTTTCTTGAATGTCGCCGTTAGTGTTTGCGAATGCGATTGTGGCGTGTTCCCAGTTCTTTGAGATGTCAACGGCAAATACTCCGGCTTGCATGTTGGTGACACCGCGACCGGTTGCAGCTTTGAACAAGTTGCCCGGTAGCCATGATGCGGTTGACCCGCTGATGAATTGGTTTAGGCGGTAGCGTCGTGCTTCGTGTTCGGGAATTGTTTTTAAGTCGCTGATAACTTGTTCCACTGGGATGCGTCCGGCTGCTACTGATGGGTTCGCTGCCATGATTGCTTGCGGGTCGTCGATTGGTGCGTTATCTGGTGCGGTCCAAAGGAAGAACCCAAAGCGTTCTAGATCAGTGGCACCGTTTGCAGCTGCGGTACCGGACTTGTAAAGGTTGATTAGGGTTTCGCTGGTTTGGTCGCCTGCGGTTGTGATACCAATGACGATGCCATCTTTGCGCTGGGACGTTCCAAGAACCGCCGCGCCCCACATACCTGATTTAGCCAGGTGAAGTTCGTCAAACAAACACAAAGACATTGGGATACCCTGCAACGCTGATTCTTTAGCAGCTTTGACATCGTAACGTCCGGAATTGTCCGCGGTCACGATGCCACGGGTTTCCGTTGCCCGTTTGAAGCGTTTACGTAAGAACGGGTTCTGGTTGATGACGTAGTTTACGCGACTGTAGACGATGTTCGCCTGATCTGTTGACGACGCCAACGAAATGACTTGCGCGCCCGGCTCATGCATTAACAGACCATACAAACCAAGAATCGCAGCTAGAAGCGACTTGCCGTTCTGACGCCCAACCGAAATAACAACCTGACGGTAACGGAGCCGTTCAGGATAGCGCGGATGATCTGCCGGGTATCGTTCCAACACGTGACGAAGCAACCAACGCTGCCATTCATCAAGGGTTAGCCCGTCCGGTGACTCTGGGGACTGCCATGCGATGTTAGCGAATTCGATTAGGCGGTCGCCGTCTGTTTCGAAGTCGTCGGTTAGTGGTGGCGTGTAAACGCTAGGCAGTTGAAGCATTAGCGGGTGAGTAGTTTCTCCAACGGGTCAACTTCAACGGTGGATGCGCCTAGAACGGACTTGATTTCAAGGATCGTCTTGCGTAGTTCAGCTGCGGTTGAGGTCGAACGCTTGTCGTCGAATTCTTTTGCCAGTGCCAGTGCAATGCCCGACAAGACCTTTAGTTCCGTGTTTAGTTCCAAAGTATCCAACCATGCTTTAAGGTCGTTCTCGGTCATTCTGTGCCCTCCTAGGGGATAATCTAACCCATATCTAAAAATTTGAGTGCTTGCGCGGGATTCGGCGCGCCTCTCAGAAAAAAGTGTACAACTTTATTTTTTTTATTTTCGCAGTCCGAGTCGTGTCATTAGTCGACGGTAGGCAGGGCGCCCTACTACATACCACCGGTTCTGCCAGTATTTTAGTTCGTATTTGAATACGAACCCGGATGCTTTTGCTCTGTGTTTGGCTTTGGTGTTTGGTATCAGCAGTGTGTAGTGGGGTAGGCGTGGGGCTGGTTTTGGGGCATACCCCCCGTCTTTACCCTGGGGGCTATTTGAAGCGCGGGTTTCTCCATGTGGTGCGGACATATGTGCGGTCTTGCTTTCTTCCGTTACATGCGCGGCACATGCTTTGCAGGTTGTGGATGTCGTGGTTTGGTGGGTCTTGTGGGATGATGTGGTCGATGGTCCAGTCGTTGCCGTCTAGGTCTTTGTTGCAGATGGCGCAGATTGGTTCAAGTATTGTTTTTGCGTATGATCGTGCAGCTGCCCATTCTTTTGATTGGTGCCATTCAGCCATGTGTTTCGTATCCTGTTTCGTAGCCGTCGATTAGTGCTTTGGCTAGGTCGATTGTTGCTTCGTATGGTGCGAATGATGTTTCTTCTTGTTTGAGTATTGCCCATAGGTGATGCCTGATGCATTCGAAGTCGTTTGACCAAATCAGGTTTGGTGTTTCTAGTAGTTGTATTGCTTGGTCTAGGATGTTGTAGTCGTTCACTTTATGCCTTTGATGTATTCGATTATGGCTTCGATAGTTTTAGTTCTAATGGAGTTGATTTCGCTGCCTTGCGCATGACCGGTGTCAATGTTTTCTAGTGCGGTTTTTTTGGTTTCTAGTAGTTGGATGATGCGGTCTTGTTCGTATGCGATGCCTACTTTGACGCCGGTGTTGTATCGGTTTTCGTTGGCTGCGTCTTTGTAGCCGAAGTCGTATCCTGCTTTGAATGCTTTGGTGTATTCGGTGTCCATTAGCCGCCGATGCTTTCTACCAGGTTGATTGCGTCTTCGATTCCAATGATTGTTCCCATTAGCCTGATGGCTCGGGTTTCGCCGGTTGTTTCGCGTAGTTTGCTTTTAGTAAAGGTCAACAACATCTGTAGTTCTTCGATGATTAGTTCACGTTCAGCTGCGGCTGCGTGTTGGCATTCTTCTTGGTGATCTAGTTGGCACATTAGTTGCCTGCCTTGTTGATTTTGTAGCCTAGCCAGCCTAGTGCGATGGCTGCTGGTAGGACGACGAATTCGCCTGATAGTAGTGCAAATGGTATGCCTGAGATTGCAACGATTAGTGGTGCTGTCCAGTTGTTCATTTGTTGCCTTTCTGTGTGGTGTGTTTATTTTATGTAATTTCTTACATAATTTGAGGCGTCGTTATCAAATTGTTATTTGTAGATTACGCCGGATAGTTTTGCCCCGGTCATGTATACGCCGCAGTTGGTGCATTGGTGGCGTTGGTGTACTGCACCGGTGGTTATTTTTTTGCCGGCTTTGACTATGTTGGTGCCGCCGCAGTTTCGGCATCCGTCGATGTTGCCCTCTGAAGCTGCAACGTGTGGGTGGTTGTTGATCCATGGTAGAAGTATGTCGTAAAGGTCTACGAGTAGGTTTACGTCTTGGATTTGGTAGGTTTTCATTTCTTGCCAGGCTTTGTTGTTGCCTGCCATGCAGTCCAGCCATAGTTGGAAGCCGGAGTGTTGTACTTTTGCGCCGACGCCTAGTTTTTGTGCTACGTAGTCTAGTTTGTTGGATGGGAATTTGAATTGACCTTTGACTACTCGCATTAGGTCTAGTTCTTTCCATGGTGATGGTGGTAGGTAGCCGTTTTCGATGAATTCGCGTTTGATGTGTTTGCTATCGAATGCTGCGGAGTTCCATCCGATCAGGACATCCGCTTGGTTCATAATCTTGTGTAGTTCGTCTAGCATGACTTGTTTGCCGTGGTGATGTACCGATTTGAAGATTACCTTGTCGCTGCCTAGCCATCGTGCGCCGAAACAGATTACTTCGGTTGATTTCTCTAGCTGCGTGATTGCTACATTCTGTTGCCATAGCCCCCATACATGCGCCAAGTTTGGTGATGTTTCTAGGTCTAAGAATAGTATTTTCATAAGGTCAGACTAGGTTCCTGCGTTTGCGGTCTATGGGTGCGACACCCTGCGTTATGTAATCGTTATCGAATGGGGTGATACTGATTAGTACGCCGGGTTCGTGGTTGTCTGCGTAGGTTTTGCGAACTGTTAAATCAACAACATCTGAATCATCTCTCCAAACACCGGCTTTTGTGACTGAATCTAACACTGCCCTTGTCAATTTGTCGATGTCGTATGTTCCGGTTGCGTATTGCCTTTTCACGCTTTTCGGTCTAGGCAACCAAAAGGTTAGGGCTACGTTGACGGCTGTTGTGAAAGGTTGGGTTTCTTCCATTTGTTTCAGCTGCAACATTCGGGTCATGTGTTCGCGCCATGCTGGTAGTTCTTTGTTGGCTTCTACTAGCACAATACTTTTTCCCCTGGCAAATGCCTTTTTGGAACCTTGAGGTCGGGGACTGCCCTCTATGAAGATTTGAAACATTAGAACGGCATGTCGATTGGGTCGGTGTCGCTCTTTTGGGTCAAGATGTCAGCTGCGTTTCGGACTTGGGTGGTTTGAGTTCCGGCTACTCGGATGGCGACGTTGTTGAGTGAGTGTTCAACGATCTGTTTTGCTTCGGTTGCGTTCTTTGGGACGTAGGTGCTTGTTTTGGTTGAGAGTTCACCGGATACTTCGATGATGTCTTTTTCTTGTACTTGAATGTCACGGGTCCAGATTGTCCAAAGTCGGTTGCGCTTTTCACCTTTGAAGTCAAATGTTTCCCATGCTTTGATGTAGCCGTGTTCGGTTGAGAAGTTTCCGACTTCTGCGACGATGTTTACAATTGCCATTTCTGTGTTCCTTTTCTGTTTTTTTCGTAGGTTGTTATTTAGATAGTTAAAGTTAAGTTTATATTACCTTTAAGTGGACATCTACGCCGTCCCGTTGCGTCTTAAATGACACCCCGTTGTGTCGTGGATGTCTACCCGTTGATTTGCGTTTTGTAAAGTTATCCACAGGTTTATGCCCAAGTGTGGAATCACAATTTTCTGGACATTCAACGGTCAACCAGTAGCGGTTTGTAATTCGGTCTGGTCGGTATCCTGCACCGTCGTGGCTGGCGATGATGATTTCGTTTAGATCGTGCAGCTTTTCTAATGCGCGTTGGACTTGACGTTTTGAGCATCCTGATAGTTCGGCTAAACGCTTTTGCGATGGGAAGCATCCTTCTTCTGGGTGTTCACCAATGTGCCAGGCTATTGCGGTTAGGACGGCTCTGGCGGTGCCGGATGATTGGGAATGATGTAAGACGGCTGAAATGGCTTCTACGCTCATTCTGTGCCTTTCTGTGTGTATAATTTGCTTACGCCCTTGTGGTGGGCGTTGAGGCAGTGAAGCCTCGGGGAGTACCTTTTCTGTGGGGTACTCCCCTTTCACATTACTTGACTTTTAGTTCTTCGGCGTATGCTTTGATTGCTGCCAGCGTGTCGTTGTCAACAGTTGCTTTTAAAGCAGCTGCGTAGATTGTGCGAAGTGTTTCAAGGTCTTTGTTGCTTGCGGCTTCTTGTGCTTCGATTAGATAGTTGCGTGATTCTTGTGTTGCTTTGATCATTTCTTCACGGCTTGGGCGTAGGTAGTCGTTGCCCTTTTTGGTGCTGTAGCCCAGTGTTGCAAGTGCGCGACCGATTGCGCTGGTGGCGCAGTTTTCTAGGAATGATGCCCGGTTGATGTTGCTTGAACCTCGGGTTTCGTGTGCGTAGTCGATTGCAGCTGGGCGCATGTCCTCGCGGTCGGTATAAACCGATGCCATGACGATTACTTCGGTTTCGTTGATTAGTTTGATTTCGGTGTGGATACGACCGTCTTTGTGATCTGCCCAGAACTTTGCAATTCGGTTAGCGACCGGTTCGTAGTTGTCTAAAAATGCCATCTGTGTTATCTCCTATTTGAATGTGATGTAAGGTTTGCCGTTTCGTGCCTGTAAAGCGACGACGCGTTCACCCTGCCAATTACCATACTTGACGCCGTTCATAAATGCCAAAACCGCTGTTTTGTGTTTTGTGAAGTTTTGTTCGGCTACTTCGTAGATTGCTTTGGCAGCTGCTAGGTCAACCCAGAAGTTCCCCAGGTCAAGTTCGCCGTCAGTTAGTCCGTCTGATAGTTCGCGGACAGTTTCGTAAGTTGAATTAGCACCGTCGAAGTCTGGGGCTAATCCATCTTGAACGGAGCCGTAGAACGCCCATACAGCCGCTTTCATCTCTTCGACAAGGGATTCATCCCAAACGACCTCAAACTCCGTGTATCGTCCGCCTATGACCGCACAAACCACACCACGCTTTAGACCTAGAACCATCAGATACCAAAGGACCTGCAATTTCCATGATTCAGGTATTTCGGTGACGTAAGTAGCAGAGTGCTTGATTTCTAACACGCCAAGGGTTCCATCAGCCCATTCGATAATGCCGTCTGGGTTGGCTTTCATCCAGTCTGATTCGGTGGATTGCCAGGTACCGGTTTCGTGAACGGTGAGCCAGTCTTTGTTTTCGTTGATGAAGAATTGACGGATAGCCGGTTCAAGGGCTGTGCCTAATCGCATCGGAATTGTGCTATCTGAATTGTCTAAAAGGTTTGACTTTTCGCACCAAAGAGTGTAAGGGCTTTTGAACTGGGATTTGCCCAGAATTACGCCCACGTCCGAACCACCAATTCCGGCACGAGCTGCATGCCATTCTGGTGATCCTGATTCGAATGAGCCAATGAATTTGGCTGCGCCTAATGATTCAATTGCGTCTGTAATACGCATGTGTTCTGTGATTGTCATACACCCGATTTTAGTAACCGGGCGCGACAATTACTTGTCTTTGTTTTTAGACTGAACCGATTCAATTGTGGCGTTGATGTGAGCGTCAAAGTCCTTATCGCCGACTTCGCCTTTCCCAGCGTAAGTGAACGATAGTCCCATAACCAAGCCGACGATAGCGACGGATGCCCCAAACAAAACTGATTCCAGCGCGCCCATACTGAACATAGGCAGGTTGCCAACACCCATAGAAGACAAGCCAGCGCCAAGTGATAGAGCCGCAACTCGCTTCAAACGCTTTGGGATTTTTGACCATAATTTCACTTTGCCGCCTTTTTAGCCGCCGGTTTTTTTGCAGCCGGTTTAGGTGTTGTCTTTGGTTTTGACGCGTCGATAAGTTTGAACAGATCTAGCAGTTCTTCTTGCGGTGCAAGTTGTGGCTTTGGCTGTAGTGATGCAGCTGCGTGTAGGTGTGCGCCGGTTGAGTTTGACCCGGTGTTGCCAATGTGACCGATAACAGTTTCGCCACCGATTACACGGTCCATGTTCTTGAACGCTGGTAATTCTTTTAGGTGACAGAAGATTGTGTAAACCTTGTCGTGTGAGTTTTTGGTAATGATGCAGTTGCCCAGTTCGGCAGTGATCAGAACCTTTGCCACGACACCATCAGCGACGGCGTAAACTGGCTTGCCCTCTGAACCGCCTTTGAAACCCCAGTCTGAACCGCGGTGTGGGCGTTTACGATATGATGCGAAGTTGCCTAGTTCGTCACGACGTTCCGCGCCAGCGCCTTTGATTGGTTCGTGATACATCAGGCTAGACCTTTCATAACGATAGCAACGGCAGCTGCAGTAATTGACGCGGTCATGATCGCTTGCAACCATGCACCTTTCCAACGTGCTTGTTCTAACTCGCGAATTCTCATTTCGAAATCGTCAAGTTTCTTTTCAATGTCTGACACGATTCGAAGAATTAGTGAAGTGTTATTCGGCTTCGTTGGTGTCGTCATTTAGAGATTCCAAGAATGCTGCGTACTCTGGGTTGGTTGGGTCAGCCGGAAAAGATTTAAACGCGCCGTTACCGAGATCAACTTTAATGTGCTTAGTTAGTTGACCATCAACGCCCTGTGCAACTTCAATTTCTTCATAATTCATTCTTACAACTCCGCACTAAATCCGATGTAGTTTCCGGTACCTGAACCATATAGAGAAACAGGTCTGTTAGCGGTCATGCCGCTTGCGCCGTCTGCAGTGAAAACACCGACGTTTGGTGAAGTTTCGCCTGACAAGTTTAGGCTAGTAATTGAGTAAGCAGCGACGCCCCAGTTTACAAGACGAACACCGGCGTAATCAATTGAAGTTGGTGTTGTTCTCATGGTAGTTGGGAAAGGCATGAAACAATACGCTGATGTTGTGCCTTGTGTTGCACAAAATGCCGGGTGTGCGTATCCAGTGTTTCCGGTGGTGTTTGATCGGAAGTAGTAGCGTTGGCATTTTGCTAATTCAGCCTCATAGCCGTTTGATTGTAAACGCCAGTTAGTTGCGCTACTTCCTTTTTCAAACTGAACTTTTTCCAAAGTTTTAGTTCCACCAGTAGCCTCAAATTCAACGACAACATTTGCAGTTCCGTCAAGCGTTACGGTGATAGGACTAGCTGCATAAGATGGTGCAGTTGCACCTGAATTGTAAACGCGACCTGTTGCAGTTCCAGACCATGAAAGAGTGTAAGAACCAGCACCAGGAATATTAAATTGTTCAATAACTTGAGCGAAAGAACCGCCTGAATTAATAGTTACCGGAAAACCGTTAGCCGAATAGGTGAAAGTCATTGAAGAATTGTTAGAAGTTGCTTTCCAACGATCAACACCGTAAGCATTTGTGGATAGCGCTGTTCCTGAAGTATACGAACGCTGATTAATTAGAAAATTCGAATTGACAAGAATGTTTCCAGTACCGGTGACCGAAACAATTGACTGCCATGTGGCACCAGTCCAAAGGTATAGAACATTCGTATCTTCAAGATATGTGACCATACCTTCAGTTGGGCTAGGTAATGCAGCTGTGCGAGCGGTAGCAGAAGCAAACACCATTACCGACTGATTCATCAAGTAAGTGTTTAGTTCGCTACCAGTGAGCGCGTCACCGTTGCTAAAAACTTTATATGCCATTTAAGCCGCTTTCCATAGTTCGAATTGAGTATACCAAGAGTTAGCATCAATTGTGTGATTGACCTTGGTAATAGTGTAGTATTCGTCGATTGCTAGTTGGTTCTTGTCAAACTTCACACCAAGCAAAGTGCCTGGAGTAAGTGCAGCTGCCTGCGTCAAATTTCCCTCACGGTCAATAGTTGGAGTTTCAACACTATTCACCAAATTAGTTACAGTCGTATTAAAAACTTGCGTAGCCCAAACAGTTAGTTCATCAGTGTCAATAACATTTAGGGATAACGAAATAAAGTTTTCGCCATATAGTTCAATGCTGTCGCGATCTTCCAGCGCTACAAATTGTGTGTCGTCTGAAACCAAGTCAACATATAACGAGTTGATAATAGAATCAGCATTAGCGGAAACAGTAATATCAGACATGCACAGGTGATAAGCGCCACCATGATCATTACCAACAACCCAAGTTGTACTAGCGCCATTTGCTTCATCTGGTCTAGGGATGAAAATAACTTGTTCAGTAGACGGGTCGACCCAACAAACTGCCAAACCGACCTGCAACGCTTCATTTAGTATTCCGTTCGCTTGAATATCTGTTTCTGATGTCAACGGTATTTTTCCAGTAGTGGCAGCTGATTGCAACGACATAACACCACCGGCTGCCGTGACTGCGGCTGTAAAGTTTTGCAACGGTGTCGCATAACCTGCACCGTACGAAGTGTTGTCGAAAGTTGCTAGGCGCGTGTTAACGATTGCTTTGTATAAGTCATAAGCGGTGATGTCTATGCGGTTCCAACCGTCTGGTGAATACTGCACGTTGATAGTGTCAATGTAGCCAGTAAATAAAGTCAGGTTTACGCCATTCTTTACGACACGGACACGAATTTTAGTATTGGTACGAATGTTCTTATTGACGTTTGGGTCCCACTCGTAAGATTGCAAACTAATACGCCCAGTTCCAGGATCAGGTTGGAAGTAGTAAGCGTCTTGAATTTCGCCACCAATACCAAAATCAGCTGCAATTGTGTCAGCCTGAACAGGCAACCAAACAAATGCTGAACCGGTACCCAAAACGTCGGTTGAGCCTAGTAGCGACTGCCCAATGATGAAATTACCAACACCGCCTAAAACGTCATCGCCACCAAGAACAGATAACCCTAAAACAAAGGTGTCAGCATCGGGATCAGGAATAAATAATTCGACTTGTAAATCAGTCTTTATGTCAAAATTTTCAACAAATGCCATTAGCGACCGCCGCGAATGATTGTGCTAGAACCTGAAGCCTTTAGTTGCTTGTTAAGTGTTGCAGAGATTTGAGCAGCCGATTGGGTTGCTTTGATGTTGTTGACAATAGTCACCGGTGCTTTAGCAGCAGTTTTAGCGGGCGTTTTAAAAGTCATGTTGCTACCACCGGCAGATGGTGAAGCAGTTGATTCTAAGAACGTGTTTCCGGCTGAACCGCTAGGCACTGATGTCAAGACACCGCCACCAGCCTGGATGTTTTGGTAAGCGGTCCAAAGTGTTAGCACGGTTCCAAGTGCAGCTGCCAATGGTCCAAGTGAGGCAGTTAGCGCGCCAGTAGCGATTGCCGATGCTGCCATGACGGTGTTGTAAACGGTTATGGCTGTTGTGATTAGTTTGAATGTAACGACTGCACCTGCAAGAACACCAGAGAAAGCAATAATTGCATCTTTGTTCTTTAGCACCCAGTCAGTCAAGATTTGGAACTTGTCGATCATGCCAATTGCTAAGTCGATGATTGCTTGCATTTTGGCTGTACCCTCTGGGGTTGATAGCCATGCAGAAAACTTATTCAGGCTAGGCAACAAAGCCATACCGATTTGTTCTTGTAATTCACCAAAGATGACCTGCATCTTCTGGTACGGGTCAATGTTTGCCGCTTCGGTAGCTGCGCCCTTGAAAGTCTTTTCCAATTCAGCCATCGGGTCCTTAGCACCCTTTAGCGACGGAATAAGTTTTACAAGTGCAGTATCAGAACCAGCCAAAGACTTAGCCATAGCCTGCGACACCGCGTCAAGGCTTTTACCTGTAGCCGCAGAAGCATCTAGAGCAATTTGTAGCAAACGATTTGACTGGGTGACATCCTTAGTCGCAATAAACAACTTCTGGAACGCTGGGCGCAACTGATCGTCAGCCACACCAGCTTGGAACTGCATGCGGTTGATTGACTTTTCAGCCTGGGCAATTTGTGCTTTCGTAGCGTTAGCAGTGTTTTCCATAGCCAAAGCCAAAAGTTTCTGTGACTTAGTGTCTTCAATTGCAGCTTTAGATGCTTCTTCAAGTTGTTGTGTAATGATACGAAGCGAGAAACCAACGCCAATGGCTGCAAATGCGCCGGTGATTGCTTTAGAAACAGATTGAGCGCGCTTGTTCATCTGTGTAAGTTGTGATTGTGCGCCCTTGGTAGCAGCTGTTAGGTTCTTGAACTCTCCAAGAATCTCAACTCCGAGTACTAAACTCATTCTGCTACCTCATTCATTTCATTCCAAACGCTTATGAACGCTTGGTATTCAGTGAAAGTCAAAGCCCGGTATTGTTTAGGTGACATCTTCGTCAACAAACAGAACCGCGCCATCCTTTCGGCTTGTTTCTTCTTTATGCTTTTGGGTCTGCGTCAGCTGCCTTAAATAGTTCTAAGGCTTCGCTGAAAGTGACCTTGCCGGCATCTTCCATTTTGTAATTAGGATCAATGCGCTTTTTAGCAACCCAGATGATTGCTTTTAGTGCTTTGCCCTTTAGTTTGCCGACACCCATAAGTTCATCCATTGGAGTACCGGATAGGTTCTCAATGGTTTCAACTTCGTCAAGTGTCAGTGTGCTTAAAAAGTCTTCGTTCATTCTTCTGTGCCTTTCGTGGAGTTAAACGCTATAAGTGTATCAATTGTACGGTAGTAGTTCTTGTAAACTTCGTCGCGTGTAATTCCAAGAGCCTTTATGAAAAAAGGTTGTGGTTTGATGTTGCGTTTGAACCAGCCCCAGTGAATAGGGTTGGCATAAGGTACTTTGCCGTTATTACCGGCTGAAACAGAAACCTTGGTTAGTGCTTTAGAAACTCTGATTGTGTTTCTTAGGGAACCTGTGCGAACCGGCACCAAGTTACGGGCTTCTCGGGCAACAATTTCACCGGCTTGTGAGCCAGCTGCTTTGATTTCCGAATCAGGTACACCAATAGCCTGTAGAGCCTTGATGCTTGCCTTGTAGCCTTTTACCTTGATGCCGGTTGCGTTGGACATTCTTACGCGGTTGTGTCGATTGTCACGCCGTAGAAGATGTCTGATGCAGGTGTGTGTGGAGTGTTCTTAACGGTTAGTGTCACGCTGAACTTTGAGATTTCGTTTGAAGTCAAAGATAGCGG